GAATGGGATTTTATTTCACTTAGAGAGGATGACCTACCATAATGTCTAACGAAAAATATAGTAATGGCTTCACACAGAAGGAATTAAATATAATGATATTAGAAAAGTTAGACAAGATAGAAAATCAATTAGATACAAAATTAGATAAGTCAGAGTTTCATAAGATACTAGGATTAGTAGGAACAGTAGCTATAGTTATAGCAGCGTTTATAATGTAAGAATGAATATTATAGCTAGAGATATGTGGGGTGCTAAACCTAATAAGACAAAGTTTAGTAAGCTAGGAGAAGTCAAAGGTTTAGTGGTACATTGGTCTGCTTATCCTATAGCTGTAGGTAATCAAGCAGAGATGGACCAAGTTAAGAAGATACAAGCTCTACATCAAAACGATAGAGGTTGGAACGACATAGCATATAATTTTTTAGTAGGAGATACAGGTCAGATTTATGAAGGAAGAGGTTGGGGTAACAGAAGTGCTGCACAAGGTGGCAATAGTAGGGAAGAAATTAACTTTAATAACAAGCATTATGTTGCTGTGTGTTGGTTGGGTGGTATCAATCCTACAGACAAGCCATCAGATAAAGCTATTGAATCTGTTAAGTGGCTCTATTCACAAGTCAAAGGAGAGTTAAGACCACACTCCTCGTTTAAACAAACTGCTTGTCCTGGAGATGCTTGGCGACAATGGATTATTGAATGGGATAAAGTAGATACTTCATTATTAAAGAGTACTACTAACATAACTGCTGAAGATTTATCTAATGCAACAGGTCCAGAGATGATACATCCACAATTTATTCAAAGAAAATTAGATACAATTATTGCTAAACTAGAGAATATAGAAAATAAATTAAAGTTAGGAAGAATAATACAATGAGCGAAGAATATAAAATTGTTTTAGAGAAAACTCTTTGGACATTTGTTCAAGCATTTCTTGGTGCTTTAACTGTTGCACCATTAGTTGGACTTGATGTCAATGCTATTCAACTTGCTGCACTATCAGGTGCATCTGCTGCTTTAGTAGTTGTCAAGGAATTTGCTAAGAAAAAATTATCTAAATAAAAACTATCTCACTAGCACTGTATACTATTAGTAACAGAGCTAAGGAGGAACAATGCCTAATATACCTGAAGAATGGGGTAACAATTTCTTTAAGTCAGGGTGGCAACCAGGACTTGAAGTTAACGAACAGACTGGATTTGGAGAAATCACACATGTTGGAACAGACCCAGACTATAGAAATAAGTTTGATTCTATTCTTAAAGAGTGGGGATTTGACCCTGAACATTATGAAATAGAAGGTTCAGTTCGTGCTTCCAGTTGGAATGTACAACTTAAAGGTGGTAGAACAGAAACTTTTTATGCGTTTAAAGGAATAGTAAAGAAGAAAAGAAAAGGACACGACAAATATTTTCAGCAGTTGTTTAAACAAGCTAGTAAAAAAGCACCAGTTGTATCTAAGTTTAAACAAGGTGATACTGCGTTTATGTTCTTTATGTCTGACTGGCAGTTAGGCAAAAAAGATTTTGGTGTAGAGAATACTATCAATAGATACGAAAGAGCACTACAAGATTCTGTTAATAGAATAAAAGACTTGCGTAGACTAGGTGTAGATATAGACGAGATATATATGGTAGGACTTGGCGACCTCACAGAAAACTGTACACCACATTTTTATGAGAGCCAACCACACAATGTTTCGTTGTCATTGATTGAGCAATACGCATTAGCTAGAGCTTTAATTATGAAAACTATAGATACATTCTTACCACATGCTAACAAGCTGGTATTAGCAGGAGTACCTGGTAATCATGGTGAGATGTCTAGGACCAGTAAAGGACAAGTAGCTACTAATAGATTAGATAACTCTGATACTATGCACTTGCAAATATGTAGAGAGATTATGTCTGCTAATCCAGAACGATATGGAAAAGTAGAAGTTAATATTCCTGATGGCTTCCATCAAACTTTAATAGTCAAAGGTAAGAAGATTAGCTTTTCCCATGGTCACATGACAGGTGGCTCTGGTGGTAATCCAGAATCTAAGATAGAGAACTGGTGGAAAGGTCAAATGTATGGGTGGTTACCTCCTGGAGATTCAGAGATATTAGTTACTGGACACTATCATCATCTTCGTATGAAACAACAAGGAGATAGAACTTGGTTTCAAGCACCATCTATAGACAAGAGTATAGACTTTACTGAAAGAACTGGACTATGGTCTCATCCTGGCGTCCTTACTTTCACCATTAGTAATAAAGGTTGGGATAACTATTACCCTTTATAAAAATTAAAAGGGTAGTTGTTTAAACAATTTGGGATTTCCTTGGAAGTCTAACTCGTGGTAAGTACCCCAGTGCTTCATTTCTCTCCACATCTTTTGTACTACTTCAAATGGAATCCATTTAAATGCTTTATAAAAACTATTGTAATAATAAATCCCTACTGATACTTGTTTAAACTGCTTGGCTTTCTGGTGCATTTGATACAGCTTTTGATAATCATCTAACTTAATCTTCTTAGTTCCTTTAACTTCGCACAATCTCAGCTCACCATTGATATATACTAGGTAATCTGGTATCAGTATTATGTATGTGTATATCCAGAATAAAGGTATGCTATGCTCCCATGGGCTAGTAGCAGTCTTTAACCAGTCCTTTTGTTTAACTAATCCTAATTGTGTAAGATAAAGTTCAAACATATCTTCTGCTTGTTTACCTACTTTATCTTTAATCCTATCTTGGTAATCTCTTTCGTGCTGTTCCATGTTTCTTAACCTTAATGTTTCCCCACTTGTCCTTGGTAATAATGTCTTTGGTTTCTTTATCACTGACACAAGGCAATCCATCTTCGTGCTGTTTAAACTGGTAGCCACATACTAGGCAGGGCTCATGTCTATTGTATTCGTATTCAACAATAGACATGAGTTGTTGTAATGAAAGGGCTACATTCCTGCCTTGCGTTTCAACCTTGTTGTTTAAATTACTTATTGTCTTTACCACTAAACATATCTTTTAACATATCTTTTATGTCATCAATATGTCTTTGTCTTTGCTGTTCTAGTGATTTAATAATCTCTTTAGTCTCATATAGATTTAAAGTTTCAGTGTATCTTTTTTTGCTGTGTATAAACTTCACATCTATTACATACAAATCTCCCCAGTTCAAATAGATTTCACCTTGGGAATTAGGAAGAGTAAACTCTATTCCTCCTCGTTCTTTTGTTGTTTGTTGTGATACCCAGTTTGTAATATCAATGTCTAATTCATTAAATATACTTATCAGTCCTGTATATCCATAAGTATTTTCAACACTCTCTACTGTTATCTTATTATCAGAATGGGATTTCATTTTGTTTACCTCCTTGGTCTGCTCTCTTTACAAGTGCATGACACTCTCTAAATGTCCATTGATAAGGATTATTCTCATCAACTTGTTTGTATCTTGCTCCACAGTATTTGTTACCATCAACATCTGTATAAAATATGTCGTTGTTTAAACAAATACTTGGTGCTTTGTGCTTTGTATCTGGCTCTTGGGGTATATCAAAATTATGATTTGGGTAGCGTTCTTTGAGTCGCTGTTTTAATTTATCAATACCCCTAAAGCTAGGTGATTCTAAAGCCATGAATCTGGAACAGCTCTTTCTGTATTACTGCTACCAATGTAGCCACCCCATCCACAACCATCAGAATTGTAGCTACTGCATGTGAAGTCTGGTATGTTTTTAAACTTCTCATCACTAGCTTTCTTCTCCCTGTTGTCCTCAATATAATCACTCTTGTTACAGTTTGGGCATAACTTAACTGGGGTAGTATCAAAGACTTGACCAACTACATCTTCTATACTTGGCTCTGATTCTTCCTCTGGTATTAACTGTTCAAACAAATCAATGTATTGTCCAATGGTATCGTTATCCCACTCTTCTACATCTTTACTATTTCCAGCTTCAGTAAACTGCTTGAAAGATTTTGCTTTTACTTTCTTCTCTACTTCAGCATTAAGACCAAAACCATTAATGATATTTGCTATCTGCTTGGCTTTGTTTAAACTACTATCTTCGTTATATCCAATAGACTCTTCAAACTTAGCCATAGATTCTGCTAACAATTCTTCATCAGCTTTGTTCTCTTTCTTACGCATGTCTACTTTGGTAACTTCTACTTTATCTTCTTGGTTACCTACCTTAGACATCTCTTCTTTGCTAGGTCTAGGTTTATTGCTACCTTGATACTTCCAGTTAGCTAATGCTCTACCTATAGCAGATGTTTCGCAGTTCTCCATCCATGCGTCAGCGTTAGCAAACCCACCTTGTCCTTTAGTTTCTTGTGCTATACCAGTTGATACTGGTCTTGCGTCTGTTTCTACTTTATAGATTTGTGCTTGAATTGTTACACAACTTCCATCTTGCGTGATGTGGATTATATCTGTTTCAATTCTTCCCTCTGGATTTTCATTCCAGAATACTTTTAATCTATCTTCTACTGTTTCGTAGTTCTCTAAGTTAAACTTAGCCATATTATTCTTCCTCCAATTTATTATTTAATGAATCAATTATTTTATATACTCTTTGTCTACTTACTTGTAGTATCTTTGAACATTTAATAACTGATAACTTCTTATTCTCAACAGTGTACTTCAATAGTCTAGCTCTTTGCTCTGACAATTTTTGCTCCTGCTTTCTTATACTATTAATCTGTTCTGTTAATGAAAATAACCTATCACCATGCTTACCATCTGGTATCTGTTTAAACAACAACTCAACTCCATTGGAATAAACAGTTGTCTCATCATCATTAATTATTTGTAAAGACATCTTCACCTCCTTCATAAATGTCTCTCTGTAATTCGTTTATGAATGCTACTGCGTCCTTGTTTAAACGAACAACCATAATATTATTTCTGTATAGTAATTGATATATCAATAGGATTGCTCCAGTTAATATAGCCATAACAACTAAAAGAAAAAATGGTAACACTAAATATAATTCCATTACTCCTCCTCTAATTTCCATACTTCAAAATTATATTTTAAAGTATCGCCATTATCTTTCTCTAAATGATAAGGAACAGGACAAGCACTTAACCACTCATCAAATAATTCCATTACTCCTCCTCTAGTTCTACTTCTTTACCTTGAAACACTACAGTGCTATCAGTTTCCTTACTAGCTTGTACAACTTGGTCGTTGTAATCTACTGCGAATCGCTCCAATAGTTTGTTTGCTTGTTCTGGATTTGCTTTAGCAAGTATCTTGCTTTTGTACACCTTAGCTCCTCCACATGCGTTAGCTAACTCTATAGCCCACTGCTTTAGTTCTTGTGGCGTACTAAATATATTAGGCATAATCTCCTCCTTTGTTTGCCTACTTGTTTAAACTAAGTCGTAGTTTCTAGTTCAATTAACTTGACTATAAACATACCACCCAAGTCTTTTAGTTCTCTAACTTTGCATAATGCTTCATGCTTGTTATCAAACTCCCATGTCATACTTCCACCATAGACGCTGACACTTTGTACTTGATACATCATAGTTCTCCTATGTCATCTCCTATTTAATTTTAGTCCTCTAATTCGCTTATGTAAATCTTTGTTGAATAATTTTAATGAGGTGTTAGGTAGTGTTCAACTAGGTCTAAGGGTAAACCTTGCTCGTAGTTCTCTTACGATTCTATTCTACCTAACAATAAACTTATATCTCCTCTCCTGTAAATAGCCATACGAGTATGGCGATAGCAGTAAACATTAAACCTAATGTAAACCATTTAGCACTAATAGTCATTACACCTAATATATCCATTATTCTTCCTCCTCTATTGCAATTACTTCTGCACTATCTAAAGGATTAGAGTATGGGTTTTCCTCATAACATTTACTATCTTTGATAGCTTGTTCTAAAGTATTACCAAATCCAACTCTTTCAACTTGAAAAGTAATTCTATATCTAGCCATTATTCTACCTCTCTCAAATGTTTTATATCACTTGGAATACTGCTATCGTTTAAGTTCCAATACTGGATACAAAAACAATTTACACAACCTAACTCTTGGTCCAGGACTTCTTTACATGTTTTACATCTAGCCATTATTCCTCCTCTAATAGTGCTTCATATTCAAATGAAGTATTGTTAGTTTCATCAACTAAATCTATCCAAGCTATAAAACCACCTAAAGAATTGCTTACAGTTGTAAGTAATTCTTGTGCAGTTTTTAAAGTAGGGTTATTTTTATCTTGTGTGTACGCATGTATAATTAATTTAGCCATTATTCCTCCCAGTTATTTTCTGCTACGAATTTGTCTAAACAAACTCTTAGCTTATAGTCATTACTCCAATTCCAATAAACATAAACACCATGCTTATTCAGAATCTCAATTAGTTTCTCATAGTTGTAACTAGATGTTCCAGTATGTTGAAGATAAACAAACTCTCCTTTGTGTGTATCTTCTCCACTCCATTTATATTTTTTTCTGTTTTCTCTATATGATTCTCTAAAGTTATCTAAGTCTTGGATATTATAAGTTACCTTATATCCTTTGTTTTCAAATTCAGAACTACCAAATATACAACTACTACAACAGTTAAATTGTACTTCCTTTGGACTTAGTGCAGTCCAAACAGTTGATATATTTAACTCATCAAAAGCCTTATCAAGTGCAGTCAATAAGTTTGTTGTTCTTTGATTCTTAGAAGAATCTATATCGTTTTTTACTTCGTTAGCCATTATTCCTCCTTATTATTTATATTCTTTTATAAACGCTTGAACTGTTTTCTTATATGAGAATAGTTTCATATCCTCAAAATTGGTCCAAACCTTTTCCTCTAGTTCAATATATTCTGAGTTTTCTAGCCATTTACCTATGACCTTAAACGCTTCCTTAATTTCCTTAATTTCTTCTTCCATTATATTTCTCCTTTGTTTGTGTGAGTCTAAGACTCCTAGAGGACTCCAGTTATAAAGTCCTCCTAGAGTGTTAGGCATGGTGTAAATTGTTTGAGTTATATCCTCCATTTGCTCCACCTCTAACATCTACATTGTCTAGCTTTGCTCTTTTATAGAATCCACCTAAGTCAAATAATCCTACAGAATCTCTAATACCTTTATATAATTCTCTAACTATTGCCTGGTGTTTCCTGGTAGTTTGAGAATAAAATTCATTACATAGAATTACTTTAGTTTCATTTATAAAATGACCATTTTCTACATCTACCACATAAGCGATTGGAGTATTATAAGAAACAATTAAATCGTATCTAGTTCCCTCCACTCTCCTAAGATTACCTGTACTGTTTAGGTTACGAATTGCCTGGACTTCATTAGCTTGTGGCTTAGTAGTCTTTGGCTCTTTATATATAGTTTTCATTTTTCTCCTTTTTATTTGTTAACACCACATTACACTACTTAGAATCTAAAACAAAATTTATTTAAAAACTTTTTTTAAAAATGACAACATTAAATTACAGATGTAGTATACAGTCTTAGGCTCATCTTAGGCACACATACCACTATATATAGTATGCTCTTATTTGCTCTGTATCGCTCTAATATGTCAACTGTGGTAGTCATATCCATAATTAAATAGATACTCTTAGAATGGCTCTATCGCTCTAATAGGACTATATAAAAAAACTCCTAGAGGTTAGTCCAGGAGTTCTCTTAGGTTATTTTTTATTTATTGAGTTTTATAATTATATTCTTTTACTAATTGCTTAACATTCTCTCTAGTTACTGGAGTAACTTTATGAGTAATAGTTCTATCTTTACCTAATTTAATTTCTATCATTAATATCCTCTTTTCGTAAATTCTCTAAGATTCTTTTTAGTACATTTTAAGCATGTTTCAAATCCTTGAAAATATCCTAAAGAATCCATTTCCTTTTTGCATTGTATACAATTCATTTTAGTTAACCTCCACAGATATAATTGCATTATCTTGCTCTAAAAAATTCTTATATAATTCCTCAAAGAATCTTTTATCTTTATCCTTGTATATAGATAATTCTTTATTGATTTCCAATACTAGATTTATTTTCATTTTATTTATCTCCTTACGCTCTAGCTCTATCGTATGTTTTACCAGTGATTGTATCCCCTGGTAAATATGTAATTAGTTTCCTGCCTGGTTCAAGTCTATCAAACTTCTTCACTACTTTGTAAATAGTAGTTCTGAATCCTATTAGTCCAGGACTAGACTCTACTCCTGTAGTAGTTTCCTTAATTGTATAACCTGCCTTTGTCATGCACTTCATACAATCCACACCTATTGAGTCAGCTGACTTATTTGATACCAGTCCTTTGACATTTTTAGAACCACAAAACAAATCTTGGCTAAACCAATCTAGCTCAACTGATTCATCTAAGAAGTGTGTTACTCCAGTCCTAGCGTTGAATATCTTCATTTATATTTCTCCCTTTTGTTTTAATTCCCATAATCTATAATTTTCAAATTTTTCTCCTTTGGATTTTTTATTATTTATAGACTTTGCAACTTCTTCAGAAGTTTTGTAATAGGTTTTGGTCCACCCATTTTTTGTTTGATATTCTAATAAATATTTCATTTATATTTCTCCTTTGTTTGTTACCACCAGTATACAGATTATATATTATAAGTGAAGTATTTCTTTTTATTTTTTTTTGAGATTAACTAACTACCTTATACCTCTTAGTTTCTTTTTAATTCCAGTACATACCTTATAGACACTTAGTCAGAGTGGGTATATTATTTGTTGTTGTTG